GAGGTTACTGATGCGTATAGAGTTTGTTTTGCCTTACCCGCCGACGGTGAACACCTACTGGCGACGTCGTGGCAGCACATATTTTGTATCAAAAGCCGGTGAGCGTTATCGCCGGGATGTGGCACTTATTGTTCGCCAGCAGCGGCTGAAATTAAACCTGTCCGGAAGGCTGGCGATAAAGATTATTGCCGAGCCACCGGATAAGCGCCGCCGTGACCTGGACAATATTCTGAAAGCGCCGCTGGATGCGCTGACGCATGCGGGGGTGCTAATGGACGATGAGCAGTTTGATGAAATCAATATTGTACGTGGTCAGCCAGTATCTGGTGGACGGCTGGGTGTGAAGATTTACAAAATTGAGAGTGAGTGAGCGTAAATATGATATATCCGGAAATTACAGGCAAAAGCGGCGAACATTTACGCCTGAACACGCTGGAAGCAGTCTGGATCCAGGGGAAATTACGGATGTGGGGGCGGTGGTCGTATATCGGTGGGGGTAAATCCGGAAATATGTTTAACCGGTTACTGGTTTCGAAAAAGCTGACGAAAACAGCAGTTAATGAGGTTTTACGCAGCATGAAGAAATCCGGGCTGGAAAAACCGGAACTTAAGGCATTTTTTCGGGATATGACCAGAGGGAAGCAGAAGAGCTGGTTGTCACATTGTACAGACACAGAGGCGTTGATTATTGATCGCGTTATCAGTGAGGTGCTTGGGGAATATCCCGGGCTAATCAATATTCTCCGGCAAAGGTACGAAGGACGGGGAATGAGTAAGAGAAAAATGGCAGAATGTTTAAATCGTACTCACCCGGAATGGTGTTTCAGCACATGTGAGAAACGTATTGCAGGTTGGTTAGCCGTGGCTGAACACATGCTTTATGTACCTATGCACGATTCATTTCGATAAAAAAAGCTTGCTTTTTTACGCAGAAACAGCTTGAATTCCTGTAAGCTTCGCAAAGCTGTATCGCGAGGCGAAATGCAAGTTTTTTCGCACAAGGAAGCCACCGGAAGGTGGTTTTTTTGTGTCCGTAATATACAGCAGCGCAATAAATTCGCTGGTGGTTATTAATACCGTTCTTTCAGGTTGCTGGCTTTTTCGACAAGAGTTATTGGTGTGTCACGTTAACCGGAAAAGGGAAAAAGACATGCTGAAACAGCAGGATATGACAGAAACCGCCAGAGTGGTGTTTAATGAATTAAGCGTTACCGACCCGGCGACAGTCGGGGAGATTGCGCAGAATACTTACCTTTCACGCGAACGCTGCCAGTTAATACTGACCCAGCTGGTTATGGCGGGTCTGGCAGACTATCAGTTTGGTTGTTACAGACGCCTTCAGTCCTGAAGGCTTTTTTATTTGTGGTAAATGGGCGGCTGGTGGGTGTAAGGGGCACCCACCAGCCATCTGCTCATGCGTTGGGTTCACAAGCAAACCTCAGGCCCACTGCTTTGCGCAAAAGCAGAATGAGCCTATCAGAGACAGGCTTAATGATCCATGCTTAATACTGTAAAAATATCCAGTTGTGAGTTAATCAACGCCGACTGCCTGGAATTTATGCGGTCGTTACCCGAAAATTCTGTTGACCTGATAGTCACGGACCCGCCGTACTTCAAAGTGAAACCCGAGGGCTGGGATAACCAGTGGGCGGGTGATGAAGATTACCTGAAGTGGCTGGACCAGTGTCTTGCGCAGTTCTGGCGGGTGCTGAAACCTGCCGGAAGTCTTTACCTGTTCTGTGGCCATCGTCTGGCATCTGACACCGAAATCATGATGCGTGAGCGGTTTAACGTGCTGAACCATATCATCTGGGCAAAAGCCGTCCGGACGCTGGAACGGGTGCAACAAGGAAAGCCTGCGGGCGTATTTCCCCGCCACAGAGCGCATTCTGTTCGCAGAGCATTATCAGGGGCCGTATCGTCCGAAAGATGCCGGGTATGAGGCGAAGGGTAGGGCACTGAAACAGCATGTGATGGCCCCGCTGATTGCTTACTTTCGTGATGCGCGCGCTGTCCTGGGGATAACGGCAAAACAGATTGCAGATGCCACAGGAAAGAAAAACATGGTGTCGCACTGGTTCAGTGCCGGTCAGTGGCAGCTGCCGAACGAAAGCGATTATCTGAAATTACAGGCACTGTTTGCCCGGGTGGCAGAAGAGAAGCATCAGCGGGGTGAACTGGAAAAGCCCCACCACCAGCTGGTGGATACGTATGCCTCTCTGAACCGACAGTATGCGGAGCTGCAGAGTGAATATAAGCATCTGCGGCGGTATTTTGGTGTGACGGCGCAGGTGCCGTACACGGATGTGTGGACACATAAACCGGTGCAGTTCTATCCCGGGAAACATCCGTGCGAAAAACCGGCAGAAATGCTGCAGCAGATAATCAGCGCAAGCAGTCGTCCGGGTGACCTGGTTGCAGATTTTTTTATGGGCTCAGGTTCAACGGTAAAAGCGGCACTGGCGCTCGGGCGTCGTGCAATTGGCGTTGAGCTGGAGACTGAACGTTTTGAGCAGACAGTCAGGGAAGTTCAGGATTTAATCGTTTGAAACGGATGAGATTGCAGAATTAATTTCGCACCATTATTATTCTGGTCCCGGCCCTTTAGCTCAGTGGTGAGAGCGAGCGACTCATAATCGCCAGGTCGCTGGTTCAAATCCAGCAAGGGCCACCATCACATACCGCCATTAGCTTATCAGGAAGAGCAGACGACACCATAACAGGGTTGTTGGTGCGGGGGCGGGTCCCCGATGGCGGTCCATTATCGGTATTCTGCGTTGTTAGCTCAGCCGGACAGAGCAATTGCCTTCTAAGCAATCGGTCACTGGTTCGACTCCACTACAACGCGCCACACTTATTTTCCAGGCTCGCTTCGGCGGGCCTTTTTTGTATCTGCGCCACGCCCGGTGCATATCAACCACAGAGCCTTTCGGGGGTGAGCTTACGGAGTGGTCAGTGTGACTTTCTCTGTGGGCAGATCGCTTCCGGGCGTTGGCTCACCCACCCAAAGGAACGTCACGATGTTTGGTATTTTTGGTAAAAAAAGCCCGCAGAGCGGCAACGGAAATTAAAAAGTTTGAAAAACGCGATCTGGCACAGGTGGTGATTAACGCCGCATACCTGGTGGCCTGTGCAGATGGTGAATGTGAGGCTTCCTAGAAAGCGAAGATCGAACAGGTACTGCGTAATCAGCCTGCGCTGTCCGCGTTTACGTCAGAAATTAATGCGATTAGCGCAACCATTATCGGTCAGCTGGATACGAACTTTAAAATTGGTCGTCGTGCGGCGTTACGTGAGATCGAGGATGTGAAACACGATACGCGTGAAGCGGAAGATGTGCTGGATGTGGCGGTGGCCATTGCGGAGGCAGACGGCGAAATTGAGCCGGAAGAGCGCAAGGTGCTGGAAGAGATTGCCGGTGTTCTGGGTCTTCGTCTGGAGAATCACCTGTGACGGTAAAACTGCGCCTGACTGTGGCTGCACTCCTGCTGTTTCTGGTGGTGATGGTGGATTTCACCAGCAGAATCATGTCGGTGCTGGCGGATGGGGTGCTGGTCTGCGGCATTGTGGTATTGCTGTGGCCGGTGATAAAAAGAAACAGCCTGCATAATGCTTGATTTTTTTGTTTGCTGTTTATTAAAAACACTTCTGCATGGTGAATCCCCCTGTGCGGAGGGGCAATCAGCGAGTAGGTATATGGGATAATCGCGGATTCAGGTGCTGGTACTGAATTCACCGGGAGGCACCCGGCACCATGCTTTGCCACAAAAGTGTTATTTCTGTTTTTCTCAAACTATCATCGTTATCCCTTTATTTCCGGCTGCGCATGGCGCGGCCTTTTTTTTACGACCAGCCACTGGCAGATGGTCATCCTGTGATTTGATTCCGGTTCCGGCTTTTTAACTCTGTTCCTGTACACGGGAGAAATTCGATGTCGATTAAACATTATGATGTTGTCAGGGCGGCGTCGCCGTCAGACCTTGCGGAAAAGCTGACACACAAACTGAAAGAGGGCTGGCAGCCGTTTGGTAGTCCGGTGGCCATAACCCCTTATACCCTGATGCAGGCGATTGCAGCAGAAGGTGATGTGGTGGTCAGTGGTGCAACTGAGCCGGATTGGTACTACGTCATCGTACTGGCCGGGCAGTCCAATGCAATGGCTTACGGGGAAGGGCTTCCGCTTCCGGATTCATACGATGCTCCGGATCCGCGCATTAAACAGCTGGCGCGCCGCAGTACAGTTACGCCGGGTGGGGCTGCCTGCAGATATAACGATATTATTCCGGCCGACCACTGCCTGCATGATGTGCAGGATATGAGTACGCTGAATCATCCGAAGGCAGACCTGAGCAAAGGGCAGTACGGCTGTGTCGGCCAGGGCTTACATATTGCCAAAAAACTGCTTCCGTATATCCCGAATAACGCGGGGATCCTGCTGGTACCATGCTGTCGTGGTGGTTCTGCATTCACCCAGGGCGCTGAGGGGACATTCAGTGCGGACACGGGGGCCAGCCAGGATTCGGCACGCTGGGGTGTGGGTAAACCGTTATATCAGGACCTGATTGCGCGCACTAAAGCTGCATTACAGAAGAACCCGAAAAATGTGTTGCTGGCGGTGTGCTGGATGCAGGGAGAGTTTGACATGAGCGCCGCCACCCACGCACAGCAACCTGCGCTGTTTACAGCCATGCTGACACAGTTTCGTGCTGACCTCTCCGTGTTTAACGCGCAGTGCCATGGTGGCAGTGCTGCAGATGTGCCGTGGATTTGTGGTGACACGACGTATTACTGGAAAAATACCTACGGCACGCAGTACGACACCGTGTACGGCGCGTATAAAAACAGGGAGAGTGAGGGCGTTTATTTTGTGCCCTTCATGACAGACGGTAACGGCGTCAATACCGCCACTAACGCGCCGGCAGAAGATCCGGATATTCCGGCATCAGGATATTACGGTGCGGCATCGAGAACGAATGGAAACCAGGTATCATCAAACCGCCCGACACATTTCAGTTCATGGGCGCGCAGGAGCATTATTCCGGATCGTATGGCAACCGCTATTCTGAACGCAGCCGGGCGCACCTCAGCCTTCATCAGTGGTAAGGCACCGGAAATCAAACCCTCGCCCGGCGGCAACACGCCATCGGGTCCGTCTGCAGATACGTCCGTTCGCACAATCTCCCTGCTGCCGGCAGCCGGAGAGGCTGCTGCGCAGGGCTGGAGCATTAAGGATGGCGGAATTCAGTTGTCAGATGGTGTATTTAAGATCACCAAGCAGAGCAATAAAACCTGGTCCCTGACGCATCCGGTGGATGACGCAATTACCCTGCTGACACAGGGCGGCAGACTGACCTGTAAGTTCCGCCTGTCAGGCGCACTGACCAACAATCAGTTCGGGCTGGGGATTTATCTGTATACGGATGCTCCCGTTCCTGATGGTGTGGCGATGACGGGTACCGGTAATCCGTTCCTGATGTCGTACTTCACTCAGACCACTGACGGCAGAGTGAATCTGATGCATCACAGGAAAGCCGGAAACACGAAGCTGGGGGAGTTCGGCGATTACGGTAACGACTGGCAGACGCTGGAGCTGGTGTTCACCGCCGGCAGTGCCACGGTTACTCCGAAACTGAATGGAGTGGCTGGCCCGGCATTCCAGGTTATAAAAGACGGTCTGACACTGGGACTGAATGCGCTGACGCTGACGGATGTTACAAAAAATGCAGCGTATGGCGTTGAGATAGAAAGTCTGGTGCTGGAGATAAATGCACCGGCAGCATAATAAAAAAAGCCAGCGACTGACCTGAAAGAAGACGCTGGCTAAAAGGCCTTATATGTTTGTAGAGACTTATTTTTCACAGACAGCAATGATGCCTGTCAATATATTATCAATATGCGTGTTCTTGCCCCCTTATTTTCAGACAGGGGTTGTATCTTAAGTTAACATTACCCGCTGACGTCGATATTCTCGCGGAGAGCGATAACCCAACGCACTATGCGGATGGTTTTCATTGTAATGCTCGATCGCCACTGCAAGGTTATGCAATGCCGTTCTTACATTTGGTTTCGGCATGAACGCGATGTAGTCTTCCTTCATCGTTTTCACGAACCGTTCTGCCATTCCATTACTCTGGGGGCTACTGATTGCCGTTGTGCAGGGCTTCAGATTCAGCTCTCTGGCGAACTGCCGTGTTTCATGCGCTCTGTACGCTGAACCGTTATCTGTCAGCCACTGGATGGACTGTTCCGGTACTTTATCGCCAAAGCGTTTTTCTATCGCTCCTAACATCACATCCTGCACTGTCGCTTTATCGTAACCTCCCGTGCTTGCGGCCCAGTCTATGGCTTCACGATCGCAACAGTCCAGGACGAACGTAACACGCAGTTTTTCGCCATCATCGCAACCGAACTCAAAGCCATCAGAACACCAACGCTGGTCGCTTTCCTTCACCGATATTCGGCCTTTATGTTCCCGCTGCCGTCGTGATGGTTTGTCATGTAACAACAACAGGCTATTTTCGCTCATTATCCGGTAAACGCGCTTTGCATTCACGAACGGTAGTCCTTCATTTCGGGACTGCCGCCTGAGTATCGCCCAGACACGGCGATACCCGTATGCTGGCATATCGCCAATGATATCCAGGATGCGCGATAAGACTTCTGCATCCGCAGCCTCATCGCGCCTCTGACGCCGTTTATCTGGCTTGTTATCAGATGCCTTCATCCTTAATGTTAACTGCGCACGTGACACGCCCAGAACACGGCTTACCGGGGCTATTCCTTGTCCGAAGGTAACAAGGGCACATGCGCTATCCATTTTCGCGATTGTGCATACTCCACCGCTTCTTTGAGGATCTCAACTTCCATGGTTTTCTTACCCAGTAAACGCTGAAGCTGATTAATCTGCTTTATTGCAGCGGCCAGTTCAGAAGCAGGAACAACGTCTTCACCGGCAGCCACAGCAGTGAGGCTTCCTTCCTGATATTGTTTCTTCCACTTAAACAACAGACTGGGCTGAATTCCATGCAAACGCGCCACGTGGGACACCGTCATGCCCGGCTCCATAGTCTGTTGAATAATTGCGATTTTTTCCTGAGGTGTTTTACGTTTACGCACCTCTTTTCCTAACAAAACGCCAGCCATCTCAAAATTAGAACTAGTGTTAGACATATATCCAAGCCTATCTCTTATTTTAAGATACATCTACTGTCTGGTATTTCAGGGGGCCAGCTCAATATTATCAATATGCGGACTGTTTCAGTTACAGATGCTTTATTAAGGAAAAAAACAGCCAGCACTGACTTTCGGTGGAGAGGTG